GGGCTGTCGCTCTCGCGGTTCATCTTCCGGTGCTGGTAGATCGTCGGCGTCGAGACGCCGAAGTGGGCGGCGACCTGGGGACCGCTCATGGAGCTTGTCGCGCGGTTCAGCATGACGCCAGCCTTGCTAGTTCGAACGGAGGATCATAGGGCGGCTTCCCGTCCTTGGGGCGTGGACTTGGCTCGACGCCGAGTTGGATTGCCCTATCGTCGTCCTCGATCCTGATTGTCCTCTCGACCTCGAAAAGGGCTTCCTGAAGCGGGAGGTTGAACCACTCGCTCCCGCGCTCAGCGGCATAGGCCAGAATGCCCTTGATCGCAGTCTCCAACGCACGAGCGTATGTACGCCTCCAGAGCTTCACGATGCGCAGATTTCCGAGTTCTACCATGCGCCTAGCCGGGTCATTCGTGATCCCGATCTTGAGCAGCCGGCCATCTGTCGCAAGATATAGGAACTGCTTCTGGCTCATTTGCGTCGTTCCAACTCCTTCAGGGCCAGTTCGATTCCCCGCTCGACCACTTGCGTCATAGTCGGAGCGTATCGGTCCCCGCTCGATAGCGTGGCCTTCCTGAGCCTCTCAAGAAGCTCCTCGTCAATTCGGAGCGCGAAGGGTGATTTTGCCATGGCGCATGTATACGCGTATTGACAGATAGGTCAAGGGCGTGCATACGCATTCCATACAATGAAGGATTAATCCGTGGCTCGCGAACCGGCCCACCCCGAACTGGAAAAACGCATGGCGGCCCATCTCGCGTTGCCACCAGGGACGGAACACCCCTTCGACGCTGAAGCCGAGGCCATGGCCGCCGCCGGAAAGCCGTCTCCGCTGTCACCCGAACAGGCCGCCGATCTGCGCTCCGGCTTCACGCTCGGGCGCTATAACGCCCATGATCCGCTGCTCGATCTGCTCAAGGAACAGCGCGAGGATGCGACGGCGCTTCTCGCGCAGAAAGGTTAGCCCCCGATGGCTTGGGATAAATGGGTGATCGACGGTTCTATGAGTACGCCGGACGGAATATTCTGCTTCTGTCCGATTGATGGCGAGCAGATCATCACGGGCATGAATGTGCTTAGCGATAAGCCGCCACATGAGGGCGAACTTGTCGGCGTGGTGCACATGGATGGCGACGACGCCGCAGATGCGTTCTACCAACTCCGCAAGGCTGAAATTGACGCTCTGCGTGAAACGACGCGACAGAAGAAGGACTAGCCCCCGATGGCAGAGGCCAACGAAGACATGGTCCAAGGCTTTCTGGATGGGTACTATCTGGATTCGCCGGAACCCTCGGACAACCGCTCAGCCAGCTACCGACATGGGTTCGCCAACGGGCGGGACGACAGATGTAGGACGCCGCGCGCCACCTACGATGCGCTCGTGGCAATGGCCGAGGCGGCGATGGCCGCTGACGCCCTCAGAGATCGGAAGGACTAGCCCCGTGAACTGGAAACGGAAACTCGTGGTTTTCATCCTGTCTCTGCCGCTGCTGGCCCTTGCTCTTGTCTGGATACCGATCGGACTTGTTTTCGCCATCGTCATTTCGCCGATCTGGGGGCTTCTTGGCCTTATCGCCATGGCGAAGGGCGAGGACCCGATGTGGGAAACCTTCCTGATGCCGCCATTGATAGTACTGTCGATGTACGCAGAAACGACAGGCCTAATTCCAAACCCCCTCCCCTAAGAAGGGCAAGCCCCGTGGCCGCTGTTCCAAACCACCCAACCGGCGCACACGCTGATCTCTGCGCGGCCCTAGACAAGGTTCTGGCGCATGGCGACTACCCTTCCCCACCCATGGAACTGATCGCCTCGCTGCGGGCCGCCGCCAAGCGCTGCGGCTGGATCGGCCAAGACGTTCTGGTCGCCTGGGCACAAGGGCTAGCCACGACGGCGCGCAATCCGACGCCTCGCCGGGTAAGACAATCGGCGCTATAACCTGCTGATGATTGCCAAGTCCGCCGCCGACCTCGCGCGCCTTGAGGCGCTCCTCGCCAAGCAGGAACGGGCCGTCCAGCAGGCTTTCTTGGAATTCGTCAGGTCGGCGACGTCCGACGCGGTCATGGCCGAGGTCACGGCGCTGCTTGAGGCCGGCGATATCGAGGGCGCCCTGTCTATCGTCGATAGCTACATCCGCCGCATGGGCGGCGTGATTCCCCAGATGTGGCAGGCCATCGGGCAGGCCGAGGCGGTTGCGCTCGGGCCGCAACTCCAGGCCATCTTGCCGGCGGTCGGCATTGGCTTCGACCCCACGAACCCGCGCGCGGCGGCGCTCATGCGCTCGGCCATGCTGGAGTTCATCGTCGAGTTCACGGACGCGCAGCGGACCGCGACCCGCAACGCGCTCACGGACGCGATGATGACCGGCGAGGGGCGGATCGCGACCGCGCGGGCGTTCCGCGGCAGCATCGGCCTCACACAGACGCAACTCGCCGCTGTGGCGAACTATGAGCGCCTGCTGCGCGCCGGCAGCCGCGAGGCCCTGCAGCGCGATCTGCGCGACCGGCGCTTCGATCCAACGGTGGAGCGCGCCATCGGGGGCGAGCCCCTGACACAGGACCAGATCAACCGCATGGTGGAGCGCTACCGGGCGCGCTACTTAGCCTACAGATCGGAGACCATTGCGCGCACCGAGGGCGTGAAGGCGGTCTCACAGGCGCGGCTCGAATCGTTCCAGCAGACCCTAGACGCCGCCGGGCTTGGCCCCGAGGCGTCCGAACGGACCTGGCACACCACGATGGACGGGCGCGAGCGGCTCACACACGCGGCGATGAACGGGCAGGTCCGACCCATGGGGGCGCCGTTCGCCTCCCCCTCGGGCGCCCGGCTGATGTTCCCCGGCGACCCCAGTGCGCCAGCGGACGAGGTTGTGAACTGTTTTCACCCGTCAACCCTGATCGGCACACTGGGCCTTAAGGGCGTCATAACGAGACACTATAGCGGTGAACTCATCCAACTTCATGTCGCTTCCGGCGTCGATTTGTCCGTCACTCCTAATCACCCTGTGCTTACCAAGCGGGGATGGGTTGCCGCTGGTCAACTCATAGAAGGCGACGATCTGATCGATTGCCACATCGGAGACCTCCATTCTTCCACGAAGCCAGAGATAGAGAATGGATATGCCTCCGCTCATCGTCTCCACGATCTTGCGAAACTCTCTGGACGTGTTTATCGGCCGGAATTGGCTACTGTGAATTTCCACGGCGAGGTGCCCGACCATCAGGTCGAAGTTGTACCGTTTCCAAGCGAACTGCGGGATACTTTCAAGGCCTCGGGCTGCGAGGCGTTCGGCGATCTCGGGCTCAAGGAAACCGACATATTGAAGGGACCCCTGCTTGTAGCGCACTGCTTTGGAGAGCGTCGCATCGGTGCTCACACGATTGAGCGAAGCGTCGTGGGCTCTTTGCGCCATTGCTTGGCGTTGCTCTGGAGTCAGTCTGGCACACCGAAGCAGATTCGCCTCACGGCCCGATCTAATCGGAAGACCGATGTCGGTAAGACATTTTCCAACCGTGCTACGTGCAATCTTCAGGCGGCGTCCGATCTCCTGGGCCGAAATACCTTCTTCATAAAGGTCGCGCACCTGTTCAAGGAATGGACGTCGTTGCTGCCGCGCATACTCATTGATGCGCACGATGCGCAAAGCCTCTGTCTCGTCGGGGCCTCGGGGATGGATACCGATGTCATCCATGCACGAAGCAACGAAGGCGAAACTTCGGCCAAGGGTGCGCGCGATCTGAATCGTGGAATACCCGGAAGCGAAAAGCCTGGAGACTTCTCCATGGAAGGACGCGCGCTTTTCTCCCCAGTGCGACTTCTTGGAATTGATCGTGTTCAATATTCAGGACCCGTGTTCAACTTTGAGACCGACTCCGGCCTTATCTTGGCGAACGGTTTAATAACACATAACTGCCGCTGCGTTGAAACTTTCCGCATCCGCAGCAAAGCCGAGGTACAGGGCGCCCTGCAGGCCGCCTAACACGCCATCTTGTGTTTGGGTCGCATTGGTCACACTATCCCTGCCGTTCAGGGAGCCCATCCGTGCCGAACGCGCGCGCATCAGATGACCAAGGTGACGTCCGCAAGGCGGGTGGACCCGGCGTGGGCGATGTGCACGTGGACGCCCCGCTGGGCGGCAAGAAGAAGCTGCCGGCGGACGACGAGGCCGTTGAGAAGTCCTTCTCGGGCTTCTTCAAGGTCTCCGGCGTGGACGAAGGCCTCGGCCTCGTCTTCGGTTGGGGTATCGTGTGCAAGGAGGCCGGCGTCGACTATGTGGACGTCCAGGGGAACCACATCCCCGAGGACGCCATGGTCGAGGCCACGACGGAGTTCATGAAGTCGAGCCGCCAGATGGGCGAGATGCACGTCCGCATGGACGCCGGCGCGGTGGTGCACAGCTTCCCGCTCACGACCGAGATCGCCAAGGCCATGGGAATCACGACCGATAAGACCGGCTGGATGATCGCGGCGGCGCCGGACAAGGCCATGCTGGCGAAATTCGCCTCGGGCGAGTTTGCGGGCTTCAGCATCGGCGGCGAGCACATCGAGATCGACGGCAAGCCCTTTGCGGAGGCCGCGTGATGGCGATCGGCGGACGGATGACCAAGTTCCGAATCGACGAACTCTCGGGCGTTGACCGCCCGGCGCAGAAGGGCGCGCGCAAGACGATCATGAAGCGCGACGGCGGCGAGTTCGCAATCGAGACCGCCTCCGACCTCAAGAAGGCTATCCAGGCCATCGGCCGCGCGGGGGACCCCGCCGTCGCCAAGGCCCACATCATCAGCCGAGCCAAGACGCTCGGCGCCACCGACATCCTGCCCGAGGGCTGGGTGAAAAAGGACAGCGAAGGAGATCCCATGTCCCCGACCATCAAGAAGGCCCTCGGCCTCGCCGATACGGCCACCGACGAGGAAGTCACCGCCGCGATCGCGAAGCGCGACGCGGACCTCAAGAAGGCCACCGACGAGCTCGCGATCGCCAAGGCCGCCGCTGATCTGACCGACGGCGAGAAGGCCTACTGCAAGATGTCCGAGGGCGACAAGGCCGCCTTCATGGCGAAGGACAAGCCGGCCCGCACCGCCGCGATGGCCAAGGCCGCCGCGTCCGACGAGACCGCCGACATCGAAGGCCAGACGATCCGCAAGTCCGAAGTCGGCGACGCCGTGTTCGCCGTCATGAAGGCTCAAGCCGCCAAGATCGCCAAGGGCGCCGAGGACTTCGCCAAGGCGCAGGAAGCCGCCGAGACGGCGAACTTCACCAAGGCCGCGACGGTCGAGTATCCCCACGTGGCGGGCAGTGTCGAAGAGCGCGTCGCCATGCTGAAGCACATCGCGAAGGCTGACGAGGCGACCCGCAAGGCCTTCGACGCCGTGCTGACGGCCAACGAGCGGCTGGCCAAGTCGGCATTCGCCAAGGCGGGCACGTTCGGCGGCGAGGTGAACCCCGAAGACCCCACGGCCAAGCTGGAGAAGATGGCCAAGGACCGGGCGGACGCGAGCGGCGGCAAGACGACCTTCGCCAAGGCCTATGCGGACATCTGCTCCGAGAACCCGGCGCTCTACGAGGCCGCTACCCAACCGGCGGCCCAGTAGGCCGTCGCGCTAACCCCAGGGGGAGGTATCCGCCTCCCCCGGAACCGAGAAGGAACCAGCAGCGATGCCGGCGAATTATGAAAATGTCCAGAGCATCAGCCGCATCGCCGCGGCAGCGCTGGATGGACTTCAGTACCGCTTCGTCAAGGCCGCCACGGACGAGACCGTGGGCTTGACCGGCGCGGGCGAGCGCGCGCTCGGCGTGCTGGTCGGCAAAGGCGTCTCGGGCGTCGCGGTCGATGTGGGCTTCTCCGGGCGCGTGCTCGTCGAGGCCGGCGCGTCCGTCACGGCGGGCGATCTCGCGGCGTCGGACGGGAGCGGCAAGGTCATCACGCAGACCTCGACGAACATCGTCAACGGCACGATCCTCGAAACCGGCGTCTCGGGTGACCTCGTCTCGGTTCTGTTCCAACCCCAAGGCGCCCCGTAAGGACTCGCCACCGCCCAAACGCCCTTAGGCAAGGCGCTCGGCCCGTCGTGATGACGCGCCATTCCCTCTGAAGGAGCCCTACTATGCCGGCAGGCAATCCCCAGGCGGGCGACGTCCACGTCAACGTCCCGCTCACCAACATGTCCGTGGCCTACATCCAGGACCAGTCGAAGTTCATCGCGGATCGGGTGTTTCCGAATATCTCGGTTCCCAAGCAGTCCGACCGCTACTGGACCTACAGCCGGGCGGACTTCAACCGCGATGAGATGCAGGAGCGGGCCGACGGCGCGGAATCTGCCGGCGGCGGCTACGATCTCGACAACACGGCGAACTACTACGCGCCGGTCTACGCCTATCACAAGTTGATCTCGGATCGCGTCCGCGCGAACGAGGATACGCCGCTGAACTCCGACCGTGACGCGATGCAGTTCGGAACCCTCAAGGGGCTGATCAAGCGTGAGACCCTCTGGGCGTCGAAGTTCTTCAAGC